CTGTTCCCATTTTTTTAGGACCCTCTTTCATTTTTTCATTAAAACCGTTTTTAGCCATCTTGTACTTAAATTTGGAAGTCTTTTTAGCCTCACCTAAATAATTATAATTCTCTCCAACATTACCATCGCCACCATTTAAACAACCTTTTTCTTTCAAGTAATCATACACATCAGAAATAGTTGCTTTTGGATTTTTGGCTAAATAATCTGAAGTGCTAAAATTAGAACAATCAAAATCTTCATCATCTTCCATTTCATAATCATCATCTTCCATTTCATAATCCTCATCTTCCATCTCATAACCATCATCTTCTACATCAAACTCTTCTTCGTCTTCCATTTCTATTTCATAAATAACATTGCTATGTTTATTTGCTTTTTCAAAAATTTTATCAATTGTTGATTGCGTATCATCTTCTTCTAACTCCATATCATCTTCCATATCATCATCTTCTTCTTTGTTGTCATTAAAATATTTCAAACCAAGTCTTTTGCTCATAGCATAGTCCATATCAATATCTTCGTTTTCGTCATCAAAAGGTTCAAAATCACCTTCTTCATCGTCGTCATTAAAATATCTCATACCATATTCTTGAGCATCATCTTCTTCATCACCATAACTTGACTTGATATAATCATCCTCTAAATCATCATCACCATCATCCATTTGATTACTAAGATGACGAACCATACGTGAATATTGTTTACCTTTCCCCATATCTGAATCAAAATCTTCTATTTGTTCTCCTAGTCTTATTAAATATTCATCACCATCATCAGTTAATGAGATATCATTACCATCTTTTGATATAATTATACCATCTTCATCATCCATTGCTTTAAATACTTTTAAAAGTTCACTTTGTGATGCTCCCCTCATATCAATAACATCATCCTCCATATCCATATCATCTTCCATATCCATATCATCTTCCATATCCATATCATCTTCCATATCCATATCATCTTCCATATCATCTTCCATATCATCCTCCATATCCATATCATCTTCCATATCCATATCATCTTCCATATCTAAATCAGTTTCATCATCTTCAATATCTGCTTGCTCATTTAAAGATTCTTTAACTAATTCTTCGATTTCTTCCTTCATTGTTGAAGCAAGTATTCCTTTTGCGTTTTCTGCAAGCACATCTTCAATTTGTTTCATTTGAATTAGTGCTTCTTCTACTAAATTTTTTTCAGATTGCATAATTTTTATTTATTTTTATAATAAATATATCAAAAAGTAAAAAAGTTACTGATTATCATTATTATTTTTAAAATAAAAAAACCCCTAACATTATTTATGCTAGGGGTTTACGATAAAAGTTATTTGTTTTAAACAAAAACCTCATCAATTTTTGATTCTGAAACTGCTGTTATTCTCCAATCTTGGGAAAAGTTTTTATACTTTTCTGTAACTTTTGCTTCAACATCTGTTACAGAATAACCTTTAACTAATTTCTCTTCTCTTACTTTTTTCATTTTACCAGTATTCTCATCAGGTAGAGAAAAAGTTAATCTGGCAACAAAGAATTTTTCATCCATAGCTATTGTTTTTTATTTGTTTGTATAAATATAGTTATTTTTTTTGTAAAAATAATGAAAAATAATTAAATTTTTTTATCCTCTATATATTTCACCTTTTATAAATCCAGGCTTAACCATTTCTCTTAATTCTTCATCAGTATATTTTTTTAAATTTGTGTTCATTATAAGTAAATTTTCTCCAACTTTTAGTCCTTTTGGTAATGAGGTTATTTGTGTACCACTTATATTCAATCTACTACCAACTTTTAGCCCTTTAGGTAGTGAAGTTATTTTTGTATTACCCAAATCCAAATATTTGCCAACTTGTAAATTATCTGGTAATGAGGTTATTTTTGCAAAGGTTAATATTAAATCACCATCAACTTTTAATCCAGTTGGTAATGAAGTTAAATTTTCACAAAAAGCCAAATCTAACCTACCCCTAACATGTAAATTATCTGGTAATGACATTATTTTAGAACCTGATAAACCCAAATTAGGAACAAATTTCAAATCTTTTGGGAGAGTAGTTATATTTGTATCATTCAATTCCAAAGCCTCTCCAATTTTCAATCCTGTTGGTAATGATTTTAATTTGGAACAATTCTTTAAATATAATGTACCCCCAACTTCTAATCCTTCTGATAGTGATGTTAAACTTGTGCAATTGTTTAAATTTAAAAAACCACCAACTTTTAATACTTTTGGTAGGTATTTTAAACTTTTGCAATTATATAAATTCAAATCACCACCAACTTGTAATCCTTCTGGTAAGGTTGTTATTGTTGAGTATTGTAAATTTATATCACCAACAACTATCAATCCTATTGGTAAGTATTTTAAGTTTTTACAACCATATAAATCTAAATCCCCCTTAACTTTCAATCCTTGTGGTAATGATGTTAAACTTGTGCAATTAGATAAATTTAAATCACTACCAACTTTCAATCCTTGTGGTAATGATGTTAAACTTGTGCAATTAGATAAATTTAAATTACCCCCAACTTTCAATCCTTCTGGTATGGATGTTAAACTTGTGCAATTTCTTAAATCCAAAGAACCCTTAATTTCCAATCCTTCTGGCAAAGATGTTATTTTTGAATTTGCCAAATTTAAATCCCCATTAACAATCAAATCATCTTTTGTTAATGGTTCATTAAAAAACAACTTCCACTTTAAAGTTGCTTTGGCTTTATGTTTTTTGGTTTCTTTATTTTCAAGAAAATCAAATATTCTTTTTAATGTTTCTATTTCCATTATCTAATCTCTAATTATTGGCCCTTTTATAACTCCAGGTTTAACCATTTTTCTTAATTCATCATTTGAATACTTTTCTAATGGTGTTCCAGCAATATCCAAACCACCTTTAACTATCAAACCTTTTGGTAATGTTTCTATTTTTGTAAAGGATAATATTAACTCTCCCCCAATTTTAACTCCTTGGGGTAATGATTTTATTTGGCTATTAAATAAATTTAAATCCCCACCAACAAACAATCCTTCCCCAATGGAAACTATTCGTTTTGGTGATAATTGAATGCTGTCACCAACTTTTAATCCTTTTGGTAATGAGTTTATGGCATCACAACCAATTATGTTTAAATGACCCCCAACTTGTAAATCATCTGGTAATGAGGTTATTTCTGAAAAGGTTAACATCAAATCACCTTCAACTTTTAATCCATATGGTAAGGAGGTTATTTTTGAATTTTCTAAATTTAAATCACCTTTAAAAGTCAAATCTTCTTCTGTTAATGGTATATCATTTTTCAATTTCCAAAATAATGGTAAATTTTGTTTGCCCTTTTGTTTGATAAATTCAAATATCTTTCCTAATGTTTCTTCTTTCATTTTAATATATGTTACCTATATAGCCATCTGGTTTTACCATGTTTAATATTTTCTCATCTGACATTCTTCCTAATGGTGTACCACCAAGCCATATATTACCCCGAACTTTTAAATCTTTTGGTAGGGATTTTAAATTTTCACAATCTTGTAACTGCAAATCACCACCAACTCTTAAACCTTTTGGTAATTTTTTTATTGGTGTGGCATTTAACAATAAATTACGTTTAACATATAACCCTGCTGGCAATTGTTCTATGTCTTCCCCTTGTAAATCCAAATCACCTTTGACATATAATTGTTCTTTAGTAAAGGGGATTTTATTCATCATTTTCCATTTTATGGATAATTTTTTTTCATTTACTTCAAGGAAATTAAATATGTTTTTTAATGTTGCTATTTCCATTTTATTTCAAATAACTATCAAGTTTATTCATTAATTTTAATATATTAGTTGAGGGGTCAATTTTCTTTTCTTCTTCTAGTTTTTCATCATACTTATGCCTATCTTCCTTATTTGAGAATAGGTATGCCCCAGGCGTTGATGGCGATGAAACCAAATCAAAACAAATCAATTCGAAGTCATCTTGAACCTCATTTTTCTCCCCAACTTTTTTAAGTGATCCAACCCCCCTAGAACTGATTCCTAGGCTTACTCCTTGCCTCATTAGATTTGCGGCAACATCACCCTTGGTTGATACAACACCGCTCTGGTGAAAGCCAGGAGAGGTTAATAGCAATAATTTACCCATTAATATATTGTTATCCCACCAAATTTCTGTTATTAAGTGGGCAACTCTATCTAAGTCAATTAAGGATGATTCGGGATGATTTAGTTCAGATGTAGATAAACCCTTTTCAATAATTTGCTTATATCTTTCAGCCTCCCTTTTTAATATTTTTTCAGGATATGTTCTACCATTTCTATTTGGTACATCATGCTTTTGCAATACAGCATAAAATTCAAAAGGGTTCTTATAATCTAACTTTTTGTTTTCTTGTATTAAATTAACATTTAATTGGTCTTTGGGATTAATCCAACCAGCATCAGCCTCAATTAATATTCCATGACCAATTTCATTTGATTCTAATATTCTTAAACTATTCATATTATATTTTATACAATAAATATATAAAATGTTTTGTTTTATTGAATTAAATCTCTTTTTGTTATGAAAAAATCAAAATATTTGTTTTTAGAAATATTTTTATTATATATTTCTTTTATTATTTTTCTAACAGATTCCTTTAATTCATTTGATTTAAAATCAACCCCAACTTTAGCAAATAAAGTTATTTCAAGGTTCATAAAAGATTTTTTATCTAACGAAAGACCACTATGTCTAATATCCAAATCAACAATTGTTGATTTATGAAATAAATTCAAATCATTGACATCTAATATTGTGTGCTTAATATCCCTTGACTGGGTGCAAACAATTTTTTTCCAATTAGTATAGTCATCTTTTGGCTGAACCCAAGATTGAATATTTATGTAAATTGATTTTAATTCAATATAATCAATAGTACCATAAAATACTTTTAAATCATTAAATAACCTAAGTCTTATTTTTTTCCCATTCTTCATTGATTGTTAATTGTTTATTTAAAAATAAACAAAAACAATATAATTATCAAATGAAATTACCCATTTAATGATTTATTTAAATTTTTTATTTCATAATAATTCAATATATCAAACTTATCAGTTTTAACCTTATCAATTGCCTTTAATATTTTTGTCTTAACTTCAGCATTTGTTTCGGTCAAAGATAATTCAACTAGTTTCTTCTCTGTATCAGATTTTAATGTTATAAAATCAGCATTTAATTTATTCTTATCTTCTTTTAATAATGATAAAATTTCTTTTTTTGTTTCCTCATTTAATGAATTAATATATTCATTAACTTTTGTATTAACAACTTTAACCATTGAACTTATTGGTAAGTTAATTTTATTCTCATTAATTTTAATTGGTTGTACTAATACAGTTAAAATATTCTTTTTGATTTCAACCAATTCTTCAATACTTTTTGTTGATTCATAAACTAATTTATCAATATTTCCATATTCATTATTATCAAGTTTATTCAGGATGACTGGTATTTTAGATTTACTAATTAATTTCTTAGCCCAATCAATGCCCTCATCCAGATAAGTTTTTGCCTCACTTTCAGTTAAACCCCTTGGCTTTGATAAATCACCATATAATACATATAATTTGGATAAATTTTTATCCTTTAAAATATGCTTTTTAAAATTTTTTATGTTTTCTTTAAAAATCTTCTTATCTTTTACAGATTCTGAAAGATTATTTTCAATAATTGTTTTTACTCTACCAAATTTCATATTTTTCTTTTTTTATAAATATTATGAACCTAATAACTTTTTTAGTTCGTTTTCTAAATCCCCCAAAGATTTTTGACCTTTTGATAATGGAATATAATTTGTTCCATTAAACTTGCTATTTTCAAGCAAAATATTCAAATTTCTATCTCTTGATTCTGGTGCTAAACCTGGTTCTGGTGGTGGTGGCGCACCCATATCCAAACCACCCATATCATCCCCCATTGGAGGTGGTGGTGTACCCATATCCATACCACCCATATCCATACCACCCATATCATCCCCCATTGGAGGTGGTGGTGCACCAGCAGTTGTTGTACCACCACTTACTGTACCATATAACTTATCAATATTATCAAATAATCCAGTTTTCTTAATAATGAGAGGGGTTTGTTTTAATTCTTCACCAACCGCTCTTTCAATTCTCTGTTGTTGTAAATCTAATCTAATCTCCTCATCAGAGAAACCAAAAATATGTTTTTTAGCCCATGTTGCCGAAACTGGTGAAATACCTGTACCAGGATCCGCAACCGCATCTCTATAAAGACCAACCTTTTCTTTCCAAACATCAATCTTTAATAAATCTGATTGTGTTGATGGATTGGTTAATCCCAAAGTAAAATTAGATATTTCATCCTCAAAACCTAATAAAAATAAATGAATAATTGCAATTTTATTCAATTCGGATATCATACATTTTTGTATTCTATTTATTGTTCTAGCAAATCTAATATCTTGTAACGCTAATGTTTTACCTTCACCAGCCACATCTTCAAACCCCAAGAATGTTTTTGGTATTCTTAACGCTGTAACCAATTTTTTCTGGATGTACTCTATATCTGCAATTTCTCCAAGATTCGCAGCACCTGCTAAAGTTTCAATTGGGCTTGCTTGACTGGGGTCTCTTACAGGGACAAAATAATCTTGGTCAACAGCCATTTGATTATATCTCATATCGACATTACCCGTTTTACTATCAACAATTTGTTCACGTTTGAATTTATTTGCAACACGTTGTACATATGCCTCAACATCATTATCATCCATATTACCAACAAAAACTTTAAATACCCTACGTTCTGGTGCTCTTGATGTTCTATATATTAACATAGCATCTTCTGCCAATAAAAGTTGTTTCCAAATACGCCTCGCTTTTTCCAATAAAGATGTACCATAAGGTAATTTTCTATCATCTCCCAATATTCTAAAGTGAGCAACTTCCCAAGGCTGAAATTCCATCTGTTTATTTTTCCATTTGAATTTAAGGGATTGATTTTCTGATGACATTTCACCATAATTTGGTGATTTTTCAGTACTACCTGGTTCTAATCTTTCTATTTCTATATTAGGTAATTGATTGCAACCAACAATGCCTTTTTCGGGATCTAACTTTAAATAGACAAAATTATCACCAAACTTAGCTGTATTCCTAGTCCACATAGGCAATGATGTGTTTATATCCAAAACATTATTAAATAAATCAGTTAGTACTGATTTAATTCTTTTTGATTCAGAATATATCTGTAGCATATGACCATCTTCATTTGCTGTTGTTGATTCTTCAGCATATATATCTAATGCTGCCCCTATTTCTGGCGTATACTCCATACTTTCGAAATCATAGACTGATGCTAATCTTGTTGGTTCATAATATACTGCTTGGGTATATAAGTGATTATCAATCTTTGCCCATTGATTTGATAAATAAAATGATTGCTGGGCTTGTAATTTTTCCCTCTGATATTCATCTTTATTTTGCGTTCTTAATAACTCCTTCTTATCAAATTTATATGTTGGGATATCTTGATTTAAAAGAGAATTTGGCCCAAAAGTTGCAGATAACCTTTGCCAAACTGTTAGATTTTCATTATTACTCATAACATATTATATTTATCTTCCACCAAATAACCAATTATATTTTTGGTAATCATTTACATTTGGGGTATTTATTCCATCTTTACCATTGGCATTTGATATCATTGGATTAAAATAGAGTGATTGTTCAGTATATGTATTTGTATGTGTACTCCAAGAATTAATCATTGCTTTTGTGTGGTTTGTTACTTTTTCCAAAACTTGAAAAGACTTTTCTGCAACATAAGTAGCCATTGCTATTGCCATAATACAATCATCATGATGCCCCTTCTGGTGATCAGGTCTCCCATTTATATATATAAAGGTATTCATTTCATTGTATAGTCTATTTGAATAAATTTTAAAACCATGTCTTAATGCTTCTTCATAAGATGCAATCATTTGAACTCTTTTGTTATTAAAATTTATTCCAGGAATTCTTTCATACATTTTTGGGTCATATTTCCATTTATTATTTGTATCAACATTATCATAATATAAACTTGGATAATTCATTTCTTGTAATTTCCTAGATGTTGCAACTCCCATTCCACCAGTCAAATCAACAACAACAAATGCCCTATACATTGTACACCATTTATACACAACTTCTGCTAATATATCTGGGGGTATTTTGCCAACATATTCCAAAACTTGTTCTTGTGTATCAAAATCAATAATCTGAATTGTTGAAAAATCTTCTGAGTCACCCCTTGATACATCAACACCTGCAACATACCTATGACCATTTTCTGGCTCTTTAAACATCCATAAACTATTTCCCATCAATTTTGATATGGGGTTTGCCAATTGGTTCTTTAAGATATTTGTTAATAATTCTGAATCAAATACATTATCACCTGACCCCAAGAAATTACTTTCAATCTCTTGTGAAACTTTTCTTTTATCATATTTTAATTTCTTCACCATACCCTCATACCAAGATGAACATGGTTTATAACCTTCTTCAATATGGTCAATCACTACTTGATGGTCTCTTTCGTATGAATTCTCATGTGATAAATCTAATATATCATCTTTGGTATATTCTTCTTTATTTAAAAGATAATGAATCATATCTTTTGTCTTTACCAAAAATAAATCTTTTGTATATCTTGGATCCCTATACCAAACCATTTCAGTAATCTTGAACTCATTCATATTACGCAATGCTTGGTCATATATCTCATAATATATCTTATCATAACCATTTGGTGTTGATATTACCACAACCTTACCCCCTGTTGATAGCGATGCCATAGAGGCCGCCCAGAAGTCGGGGTCAGCATCAATATAGGCTGCCTCATCAAATATCAATGTGGTGGGTGTATAACCCCTTAACGCATCTTTTGATGTTGCCACTGCTTTAACCTCACAATCATTGTTTAATTTAAAATGCCTTGC